CCCCGCAGCCGGGGCAACTCCTCGGCCAGCCATCGGCCAGCCACCTCGTAGGCGGTGAACACTTGGTCCTGATACCCCACCTGCCGGGGCAACAGCTTGTGGGCGTTGAAGTAGCCCACGTTCCCGTAGCCCTTCTTGCCCTGGCGCACCGTGGCCTTGCCCGTCAGGTTGACGTCCAACGTCTCCGGCCAGCCGCCCTGTTCTCGCCCCTTGTCCTGGGCCAGCACCAGAATGTAAATCCCCGCCTTGGCCCCGCGGGTCACCAACTCGGACATCACCCGGTCGAACTCGGCAAGCATGGCCCCGTTCTGACTCGCCCGCATCTTCTTGAACTCCTCGAACACCAGCAGGATGCGCTGAGGACGGGCGTCGGCGGGAAGGTGGCGGAAGTCACCGACGCTGTGTTCGTCCAGCAGCCGATGCCTGCGCTCAAACTCCGGCAGCAGCGCCCGCACCTGGGGGACCAGAAGCTGGGGCGTGGTGGGATGCCACTCGCAGATATGTTCATAGGGTCCGAAATCCTTCCCGCCCTCCGGGTCGAAGATGATGACATGGTAGGCTTTCTTGACGGCGGATAGAATCACCACCACGGCGATCATGGTCTTGCCCTGCCTCTGCGCCCCGGTCAGCGAGAAGCCCGGATCAAACTGCACATTCCAAAAAACTGGATGTCCAGACTCATCGTAGGCCAGGAGCAGTTCGTCCGGGTTGCGGTTCTCGGCCAGGGCGGTGCTGAGGCTGGGTTTCATCATGGGGAGGGCGGGCAGATCCCGGTCCCCTACGCTATCCGTGTCGTAGCCCGTGGGCTTGGGCGGCCTTTGGTCCAGCATGGCCCGCATTGCGCCAGCCGTGGGCCGGTGCAGCGGGGTTGTGCCGGACATCAGCGCCTGCGCATTGTTGGCCTGCCTTGCCCCCTGCACCGCCGCCAGCCGGTGCCGCTCGTCCAGCCAGTCCGGGGACATCTGGAAGGCTACCCCGTCCTCAGTCAGCAGGTAGGAGCGCAGATGCGCCGGGGCGAGATTGTGGTCGATCACAATCTCCCGAATGGGCGAGTAGGGCAGCCCCCGCACACGGCAGTAGCCCCGGCGCAGTCGGTCAAGCAAGCCGTCCCCCACCCGCCGCCGCTCGATGGGAAAGACGCCGTTGCGGGCATAGACCAGCCGGGCGTTGCGCCGCACCTTGACGCCGACGAAGGTCAGGACCAGCAGGGCGCTGCCGACCGTCAGGGCGACCAGCATGCCGGCCCCCACGTCCTGCAGGAGCAGAACGTTCTTGTGCCACTCGGCTTCCCGGATGCTCTGCTGGGAACGTTGAAGATCGGTGGACAGCATCCTTGAAAGCCAGGAGGTGAGGGGCAGTCCCACGCTGCACGAAACCGTGACGACAAAGACGAAGGCAAAGGCGACGCCAAACATCTGCACCCAGGGCTTCGGTCGGTTGGTGGGTTCGTCATCTTCGTACATGATTGTCACCTATGGAACTTCGTCATATTGGGCAATGACTCCAAAAGGAGCAATGAATTGCACGCCCAATATACCATGCCGCCCTTGCCCCACTTATCGCTACGATGATTTTCTTGATGCCTTAAAAGTTCCAGTGTCTGCCCAAATAATCCGGCTGGGCTGTTGGGCGGGCTATCCTTCGCTTGCCCGCCTCGATGCAGAAACAACAACCAAACCGGCCAGGGCGTCATTTCGTCAACTCGCAAATATTGTTCATAATGGTGCAGATCGATTCCCGTCACCCATTGCGAAGTGATGCGATACCACGAAAACGCCTCTTTATGTTTGGCCTCAATCCACCATGCGTCGTGTCCCTTGAATACAAACAGATCCGGCGCAATCACGCTTCCTTGCGGCAAAAAAAGGTGCGGCCCCTTACCGGTATCCATGATTTTTTCATAGACTGGTAGAACGGCACAACCGCGGCTACGCAACCAACGAGAAATGATGCTTTCGCCAGCTTGCCCCATCTGCAAAGATTCAGAGAACCCCACAGTGCGCCCCCCATCCAAAACGAGAGAACTGACTGAGGAAAACGGTCGGAAAATCTCCAAAATAAATGAAGGCTTGCCCTTGCAACGGTGCGCCCACTATGCCAGACGGTTGCCAGAATTTGATCCGGCTTTGTGGGAAAACAACCGCACTGGCACGGCTGATCAGAGTGCGAAACCATGCCGTTTCAGTTGCGTTGTTCACCAAAACAATACCCTCTGAAAATAATCCATTGTCCCATTCTTCCCCCAACTTGTCGCAAAACTGACCGATCAATGGTTGGGCATAGGGCGGATTCAAAAACACTCTTCCATACCAAGATTGAATCAATCCGTTATCCTCTATGGTAAATATCGTGTCCGCTTGCACCACTGCGTTAGCTTCCACAGAAGAGGCCGGGTCAAGATCGATCCCCCCCATCACGGCAATAGCCGCCTGAATGTATTCAGCCGGGGTATACCATTCGTTGTTGCCGGAATTGTGGGAGACGTGGGGCCGCGGGACGGGTTCTGATTCAAGTTGTTCGTCTTCATAGTCTTCAGGATAGCCGCCCCATGCTTTTGCCTGTTCTTCTGGGGTGGGCAAATAATTGTCGTCTTCGTCCTCCTCAATTAACAGGACCCGGTCGGGCTCCGGCTTGCGTGCGTAGGTGGTGGGGTACTGCTTGCCATCTGCGCCGGTCACCTTTTCAGTTTTGAAAAGGTGATTGTCTCCAGACACGGCCCCGTGCACGGTTCCCACGCTCACCCCCACCACATCGGCAATGGCCTTCAACGTCTTTCCCTCTTGCCTCAACTTCACAATTAAGGCGTCCCGCTGCTCTTTGGACAGTTGCCGCCGATTGATGTTCAGCCGCAGGGCGTGATCCCGCTTCTCCTCTTCAGTCATGCCCGTTCGGATCAGCCGCGGATAATCTGGCAGATCCACCCCCGCCGCCCGCAGTTCCATCCACGCCCGTTTGCGGTGATGCCCATCCAGAAGTTCGCCGTTTTCGTCCATCTCCACAGGCACGAGGACGCCATGCTGGGCTATGTCTGCTTTTAGCGCTTCGTACTCGATGGGCGTCAAGTCTGGCAGCACTTGATATTTCATCCTACTATCCTCCTGGAAAACGACAAAGGTCGGCGATTCAGGTGTCCCGCCAGGAACAGTAAGCGGTTCGCTTACCCTGAATCGCCGACCTCTGTCGGCAAATCTATAAAAAAACCGCCTACGTGTCCTGGCGGGACGACTTGCTGAGAACAAGTATACCACACAGGGGCGCAAGACGCAACTTGATTCTTGGTCTTTTCGTACATGGGCACACCTGCCTAAAATCTCATTGTTGAGATACATGGTTGCGCAGATGCCCCCGTGGGGTTATAATCCCCACGGGGGCACCTGCTCCTGTCAACTCCCTCAGTCGTCTGCTCTCGAAGGCTAGCGGCTGGGGGAGTTGTCTTGCCACGGCCCCATCAGCGCTAGCACCTGCCGGGCCTGGTGGGCCCTCCACAGGGGCCGGTTGTCAAACTCCCCGGACGGGATGCGGGTCTGCACCTGGACCTCCCCGTCGATCAACTCGACCCGACATTCGTAGTCCAGCCCCTCGGTATTGGCCTCAAAGACCACAGGCTGTTGACCGAGGGGTTCCAGGTCCCCAGGGGTGAGATTCGTCGCCCCCAGGTAGACCAGGAGAATGGTGTAGATAGCTTGGGCCGGGGTCTTGCTTCCGACCACGGCAACGGCTGGGGTCGGGTTCGTGTTCATTGCCACGGTCGCAATCGGGTTCTGGATTGTGTATGTGTTCGTCACGGTTCGTTCCTTTCGGTTGACTGCGTTGATAGTTCCTGCGCCTGCTTCTGTTCCTTCGCCCGTTGCACCTGCGCCTGATACGTCTCTTCGTTGCGTTGGTAGGTGCGCTGCATTTCCTCCGACAACCCGTCCCAGGGGCGTGGCGCTTCCATGCGCTTCTCCCCGGTCAGCATGTCCCGTGCGGCCCTGGCAGATTCCCCATTCTCGATCATGCGTTCCAGGACTGACAGGATAGCCGCCTCCTGCGACCTACTCCACGATGTGGTCATAGCGTCCCGTCCCCTCCGATGACTCGGCATTGCGACATCTGCACCGTCCCCATGTAGCGAACGGCCCGCTTCTGCACGATCAGTTCCAACGCCGTTTTGCGGGGCAGGTAGGCCAGCCTGCCATCGGGATACTGCACCCATTCCCGTGCGTCAGGAACGGTGCGGGCCTTGAACGTGTTGCCGATTATGGTCATAGGTTCGCCTCCTGTTCTGTAGCGACTGGTTCATACGTTTTGGCGAAAATATCCGGCTCGCATGGATAAAACTCGCCAGACACCCCCCTGATAATCCAGTCGCCCGCCAATGCCGTCATGGTTCCTGCTAGAGTAGGGATAAAAAATTTGCCGAATTTTGCGCTGCCCTCGCCGCCAACAAAAGAAAGCACTTCGCCAACGTTCATCCCTGTCCATTGCACAGCCTCAATTACAGCCGACTTCTTCCGAAACTTTGCCATCAGTTCGCCCCTTTCGTTGCCGGCCATGCCCGGTAGAAGTGTAGCCCCAACTGCGTCCCGTTACGCAGGGTAACGGGTTCGGTGACCCAATCCCCGTCTACGAAGCCCATACGCCCCACGTCCTGGCGGCTGAATGCGTAGAGGTAGGGTCCGTCCCCGCACTCTGACTCAAACACAAAAACGTCTGCGGCGAGAGCCTCTTCTTGCGCCGTCAATGGCTTGGGATGTCCATAGTAAGCTGTCAGCACCCCGGCCAGGGTGTCGGGGTAGGCCGGCGACGCAAGCCGAGCCTGCATGGTACAGAGGACGCCCCAATAGGCTTGTGGCCCCAGGAGTGACAGGGGGGCCTCGCCCTTGGCGACCTCGGCGGCCCGCCTCTGGTCCGGGGTCAACGTTGGCTCCTGTGCGCTGGCAATGTCCGTCAGCGCCACAAGCAAAAGGATGATGCCGACCAGCACCATGATGGTGGCGATGACGGTAGCGGTGATTCGTTTTGTTTGGTCTTGCATGTTTTGCTCCTTGACTGTGATTGAATCTGACTATCAAGATTTATGCTAACGGCTGCGACGGGGATAGCCTGCCCGTCTCTTCCGGTCCTGCCACTTCAAGACCTTGCCCACCACGCCCATTGCGGCAAGCCACAGAATGACGCCCCCGCCGCACAGGATGGCCGCTTCCAGGGCGACAGTATCCTTGCTCATGCCCCCACCCCCTTCGGGATGACGTTCTGATTGTTTAGCACCGTCACCCGTGCCACCGCCAGGGACAGGGAGCAGAGGCCGGGCATGGTTTCGAGCCGTTCCTCCACCAGATCCCCCCGGCTGTCCCGTCGCTCCCGCACCCGGTAGACGATGTACTGCGTATCCCCCGGCAGTGCCAGGGGCTGATAGGCCCACTTTCGATAGATACTGTTGCTCATGGCTGATTCTCGATTCATTGTGCGCCAAGCAACGCTTTAGCCAATTCTGTCAACGCTGCGACTGTTTCGTCGTCACCCGTGGCGATGGCATCAACGGCAAGCCCGGAATCCAGAACGGCCACCGCCAAGGCTGTAGGGTCCAAGCCCACGGATGCACCTACCCACATGTCCGCTGACCACGTGCTGAAGTCAAGCGCACAGCCTCTCTGTCATTAAAGCGTGACGGTATTTTTCCGGGTATCATACTCACGTTGTCCCCTCTTCGTTGTCCCTATCCAGGCGGATGCGCAACCCCTCAATCGCCCCATTCACCGTCAACCCCTGCGCCTTCAACCATGCCCTGTTGCATGCGCTAACCGTGGGCCGATACCGTGTGTCACGCTTTGCCCCCGCGCCCGATATTACGTGGGTAACAGACCCCTTACCCCCGTCCCCTGTCTCTGCGCTTGCATAGGCCGCCGAAACGGTCCCATTGGCGCTTACAGAGACTTGCCCATCTTTTGCCAGGAGCAGCACCCGGCGCACCCGTTCCCCGTCCGGCAAGCCCCCGACCAGATACACGGCTGCGTCAGGGTCCACCATCTGCTCGGCAACCTGCCCCACGGTCAACGGCAGCGGCGGAAATTCGTCTGTAAACGTCCGTAGCGCCTGCCGAGCTTCGTCGGTGAAGCTGCGTTCCCCGATGTCCCGGAACCGCCATGCGGCCGGCGAGCCGCCCAGGGCGTCGGCCAGGTCCCGGTACGTCATCCCCTGCGCCCGGAGGTCGTGCAGGATGGAGAGATACAGGGCGTCCGTCACCGGGTCCTGGCTTGCGTTCTCTGTTACCAGCGTAACGGGGATGGGCGTCATGGTCGCTCCAACTGGTTCTCAGCGTAAGCGGCAAACTCGCCGTCCGGCGTCAGCACGATGTAGCGCCACTGTCCACCCTTCCGGCGCTTGAGTGTGGACGGGGATATGCCGACGATGGTGGCGTTGCGTACTGGTTCGCCTGGGGCGACAATCCGCACGAAGTCGGATGGGGAAAAGAGGGGTTGAGATGCCGGAAGTATCCCCGCTTCCAGTACGGACAGCCAGCCAGCCGCCATTGCGTTGCTGTCCGTGCTGTCCAGCAATTCGCCGTCCCGCCAAATCTCAAAGTTCAGCACGGGACGCTTGATGACGACTGATTGTCCTTCCGGGGTAGATAGTCCGGGCTTGTCCACGTAATCTAGCGGGTTGGCGGCCCAGGGGTGCCAGTTCAAACGTTGGTGGGTCATGGCTGATTCCTTTTCGCTATGGTTGATAAATCTGACTGTTTAGATTCATCGCACGGATTACGTCCATCAAACGATGCCAAAATAATATCACATGACATTGGAATTGTCAAGATTGAATATTTATATTCACAAGTTGAGTCACACTATGCGCCCGGAGATATGGGCGGTCTGGGTACGGGATGGCACGAACCAGGTGCCGACATCCCGGCGCTCTTCGGAGAGGTGGAGAACGTGGCAGGCATCACAGAGGGGAAGCGGTTCCAGCGCCTGTCTGTAGCCGGCCCCGATAGCCACGTAGACAAGGTGGCTCACGGGCTGTCCGCAGTCGCAGAGGTTGAGGTCGGCCAGCATGATGTTCTGATGGTTGCAAGCGGGGTCGTAGCCGTCCAGGGTGCGCAGTTTGGCGTTGCGGCGGCGGTTGTAGCTGGGGCGTCTCATGTCACTTTTTCCAGTTGCCACAGGGCATCGTACCAACTGATGCCGTCCGGCAATAGAATCCCGTCAGGGCGACGGATGCGCTTACCGGGCAGGATGTCCCGGATACGGTGCAGGCGAGTCTCGTTCATCGCCCGATAGAGGACGATGTAGAACACGGACGCCCGCCCCCCGCTGATGGCCTGAACGGTTTCCAGCCAGTACAGTTGATGCAGAGACTTGGCTGGCAACGAATAGCCGGACGTGTCCGATGTTGACTTGGCCTCAAAGCCAACGAAGGTTCCGTTGCTCAGGGTTCCCACGTAGTCGGCCACGCCCGGTCCGACCACCAGTGGCTCCACCCGTCCGCCCCGCCCCTTGACGAAGGTGACTTCCGGCCCCGTCTTGTTGACGATGGCCAGCCCCTGGGACGCCAGGAATTTATGGTAGACGGCCAGGGCATCCTCCCACCCCTGACCGGCTCGGTTCGCTTTCCACCCCGCCGCTTGACGTGTCATGGGATTGCTTCCTTGAATCTTGACTGTGAGAATTATTAGGAGTTTCCTTGATCCGACTGCATGTCCACGAACATGAATCTACCGCCAACGTGCCACTGCGTAACAAAACTTACACGTCTTGAGGGAGTCGTGAACGTGACGCCACTTGTTGAAATACTGTTTTTCCTCACGTACCTGGCTAGGGGTAGCACTAACAAATCCCTGATATCCCCTCATGCGAACCGTGTTCTTGTGAAAATTCTCATGGCATTTGTCACAGAATAATGAAAGGTGAAACGGAGAAAAGTTGCGATAGAACAACTGATTGTATGCGCTAAATATGGGGGCATCATGATGAACATGCAATCCGTCCATGTGCTTTTTGCACGCCTGGCAAACATACCCATTTTCATATCGTGCCGCCGCTGCCCTGTTTTTCCATTCCTCCGTCTTGTAGAAAAAGTTTCGTTCGCTGTGGCAAGCGTAGCCATAGCGCACCATCCACAGGTCGATTCCCCACTGCTCTATCTCGTACTGTATCTCCCTGTCCAACTCTTGTGCCATCTCTTCAAATTCATGCCCGTGGATAAACCTACCTTCTTCTGAGACAAAACGTACTCCGTGGTTGTGCCGGTACTTTGCCGCCCAATCGTCCTCAAGCATGAAGAACTTTGGTTCATATCCCGACCAGATAAGATTCACGTCTTGCTCAATCAGCGGATTCCATCTGATTCCCCATCTCTCTAAAACTTCCCGGCTTCCAGGTTCACCGCTATAGTCCAACTCCTGAATGAACTCGTGTGGATCTCCACCATTCAGCAAATAAAACATATTTGAAAAGTGTTCACGTTTACTACCCATTGATTTTCATTTCTAGAATATCGAACCAGTGATCGCTACGCAAGTATTCTTGATACTGCTGTTTATTTACAATTACCCCGCCTCATTCAGCATGATTTTCCTCTGGCTTAGGTTCCCAAATCTTGCATATTGTTTCTCGAAGGACAGCTTCACGTTTGTGACCGGCCCCTGACGGTTCTTGGCAATGCCGATGTAGGCCACACCCACATAGTCATCGACCGGAACATCTACGGTCATCCCTCTCTCTACGTAATACTCAGGCCGCATGATGAAAACAACCACATCTGAAATCTGCTCAATCATACCCGAATAACGAAGGTCAGACAGGGACGGCATTTTGTTTGCCCTGCTCTCAACACTTCGATTCACCTGGGACAAGACCAGCACAGGGATGCCGAGAGTCTTAGAAATGTCCTTTAAGGCAATGGCAATCTGCCCGATTCGCTGATCTTCCTTGTCCCCCCGATTTCCACCCAATTCCAGAAAATCAAACATCATCAAGCGCACAGGGTTGGTTTCATTGAGCCTAGCCAAACTGGACAGCATGTTTGCCGTGGTCGGGGCGCTGCCGTCATCAATCCAAATTGGCAGATTCTTGATTCGCTCAATCCCACCGAGTAGCTTATCGGCTTCCTCCTGAGTCCCCTGCCCCATTCGCAACTTGTGGGCGTTGACACCTACCAAGACCGAGGCCATGCGATGCAACAAGGCCCAGCCGGTCATCTCTGCGCTGAAGACCGCCACACAACCAGGATCGCCTCTCCGCTTCAAACTCTTGGCAATGTTTTCCACAATCTGCATCCCCAGGGCCGTTTTGCCCTGGGATGGTCTGGCGGCAATGGTGGTCAGTTCACCGTCCACCATGCGGAAGTATTTGTCGAACTCAGAAAATCCAGTTGACTCCCCCTCCGCCTTGCCTTGCGCCCAGAGCCGGATTTTGTCCTCGGCACGAATGGCCCAATACTGCATGGGCCTTAAGTCAGATTTGAACAGGTCAATCGTGGGGGATTTCGGCTTGGCCTTGTTCGTTGGTTCCTTTGTTCCGTTCATGGTTGTGTCTACCACGGGTCTGCTCCAAATGTCATGGTTTGCACGGCCTTCGAGTCGTTAGCCGCTGGGATGATAGGTCCAGTTCCGTTCTTCCAATTCCTGGCACAACTAGCAATGTATTTTATGCTGTGCTGCTTGTTCATACCTGTGGCGATCTTGATACCCTCAATCACCGCCGCCGCGGTCAACTCGTCAGTCAATTCATGGTATTGTTCAGCGAGGAGGGGAGAAACAAAAACACCTGCTTTTTCCAGCATCCTGAAAACGTCTCCAGACGAAGGTTCGTCATCATCATGTTTTTCAATTGTGGTTTTTATGGGTGGAACTTGTTGATGATTATTATTTACTATTCCTTCATTACTTATTAGGGGGTTATTTTCTATAATTAGGTTTTCTACATTCAGGTTTTCTACATCTAGGTTTTCTACATCTAGTAAATCTAGCTCAGGGTTCAGGTCAGGAACCTCATAAACGACAAGCTCCCACGAGACAATGCGGCCATTTTCCCGGTTCTGTACCCGACTGGCATACCCGAAGGCAATCAACTCATTGACTGCTGATCGCACGGCTGTGACCCCATCGGCGTTGTTCTTGGCAATCTCGGTGACGTGTGCCTTCCAATTGTTTGGCTTACTCAATAGGTAAGCCATCAACCCCTTCGCTTTCAGGCTGAGCCGTTCGTCATCAAACACAGTTTTGCGGATGATCACGTAGGGGTTGTTTTTGTTTTTTTCCGTTCTGATGTTCATAACCTAACTCCCTGTTGCCAGCCGGTAAATAGTACCCAATCCCATTTTCTTGCTGCTATCTATTTTGAGTTTCTCCCACTCTCGCCGCACCTCCCCCGGTTTGCCATTGGCCCACTTCTCTACCGCATTCAGCGCCGGGTCCCCGAACTCCCGTTTCATGGCGGCAATGATGCCGATCCACCGGTTGTAATCCACATCATACGGCTGGATCTTATTCAGCGCCTCACATGCCTTCTCGAAGTCGTTCAGACCTTCTAGGCTGTTGGCCTTGCGCTCGGACATGATTTTGGGTAGGTTGGTAACTTTTGAAGAGTAGGTGGAATGCTGTTCAGGTTGCTGAGCCATCCAAATACGGTACAGGCGTCTCAGGTGCGATACGGGGAGGATGTTATCAAGAATCTCAATTGTGCAATTGTTGGAACCGTAGAAAAATCTGGATGCGTCTTTGGTGGATTGGTCAGCTCCGTCAAATTGGGCCATGACGAACTGAGTTGCGGAACTGTAGCGGTCAGCCTCGGACATGGGTTCATCCAAAAAGAAGATCACCCTCGCCCGTGGATTGTCGGAGGTGTGGCTGGGCGTGGTGTGAATCATTCCCCCGTACATCCGCACAAAGTCATGGTTGAGCAGATGCCGAATTTCGCTGCGCTGATCCCCAGTATCTAGGTCCACGGCTATATGTTGCCCCAGGATGAAGTTATCGAGTTTGCGCCGCCCGTTGTGCCACGCTGCATAGCTATGGCCGGTGTAGATGGCGTTGGCAATGTCTATCGTGGACAATTCCCGATTCTCGAATGAGTCGTTGAATATTCCCCACCGAGAGTCGCCCTGGGGTAGCTTCCCCGTTGCCATGCTGTTGATTGCGATCTTGGTCGTCATCGGATATTCCTTTCCAGCTTGCGCAACATGGCCCGCAGCTTCTTCAGCTTTGCCGGGTCGGTCGTGTTGTCAATGGCATGATGCAAGGCATCAATCCTGAGTGATAGCCAGCGGAGGGGTGTTTTCATGGTGCAAAGTCCTGGGAAAACAAAAACGCCTTTTCTGAATTCTTTTCAGGACAGCAAGATAAGCTGACCAGGGAAGCATTCAAACGGTTGGAATCCGTCCGTCTGCTGTCCTGAAAAGACGCCAGAAAAGGCGTTTTTGACTTTGTTTGCCGCCCCTGGTCAGAGGCTATTCCGTGCTGGTTTCCAGGCCAGCCCGTCTCGGCTTTTTCGCCGCAAGAACATTATAATTTAGAATTACGAAAATGTCAAGTTATTCAGCGCCGTCAATACGGTCAGTCAACTTTGCTCCGTGACGCCCGCATTGAACCAGGCGTCTTCTATACGCTCCAAGCCCACGTCCTCATAAAGCCGTGCAACCGCTTCCGCCTGCTCGTCGTAGGCGTCGATGCGGGCCAGGAATGCACGTGCATCTAGAATGTCTGCACGATCGCTTGCGGTTGATTGGTACGTGTCAATCGACTGGCTGACATAGAGCAATGATTCAATCACTGCCGCCGCTTCTGCCAGGGTGGGCGGGGTGTGTGTAGTCACGGTTGCACCGTTGGCCCACTCGCCCCGCCCTGCCCCGGCCACGTCACATCCAGCAGGTCCATCGGGTTGCAGCCCACCCCGAAGGCAAGCCGCATCCACGTCTCGACGGTGAAATTCGTCTTGCCGAGCCGCACCTGCTTGACGGTCTGCATGGTCAGCCCGCAGGCGTCCGCCAGTTCCTTCCACGTGCTGATGCCGGCCATCTCCCGGTACACGGCCAGCTTGCGGTCGTTGATGCCGATGTTGACGACACCGGTCTCGACCAGTTCGGTGAATTTGTCCTTGTTCGTCATGGTCCCCTTGCTCCTCTCTCTCCTCATGGATTCGTGCGATTGTCGTCAGTTTTCCCGACATTGATTTCAGTATAACCCTGGTTGGGCAAAATGTCAAGTTGTATTTTACTTTTGCAATAATTGATTGATAATTCATCGTGTTTGATTCTTGACAATCAAAGTAAAATGTCATATACTGTAAAGGTAGCAAATAAAACAGCGTCCCACTGGGGGACGCATCAGCCCGAAACGTTCTTAGGAGGAACGCAAAATGAATCAGCCAAATGTCGCAGTCAGCCAGGATTGGGTCGTAGCACCCGCTCCCGTGGAGTTCGTGGTTGCCCCCGTGGAAGGACCGTGGGCCAGCTTCTCTCGCTTCCTGGCCGGGTTCCAGCTTTACACCAAGTTCCAGCCGGTGGAAGCCTGTCAGAATGAGGACGAGCGCCGGGGCTGGCTGTCCGCCCTGGACAGCGAGGCCGACGCCCGGATGCCCCGCTACAACGCCTACGGGGACATAGTTCTCGGTTGTTAGATTCAAGGCTGGGGGACCGGCCATCGAAAGGATGAAAGCCATGACGACCGATGCTCGTTACACCAAGTGCCAGAACGCCGCCCATCGTCTGCAAGTCGAGTGCTGGGAGCGTGGACCGAAGCTCAAGAAGCGATTCACCCCCTGCCCGAAGGGGCTTGTCTACGTCGAGGAAATGGCAGCCGGGAACAAGCGGGCCATGTCGGAAGTGTGGCCGGACGTGTGCGCTACCCCGTGCAAGTGCCATCCTGACTTTGGCCCGGACCAGTGCATCGAGTACGAGAACGACACCCGGTTCAACCCGGCCTTTCGCAAGTAGGCGTTACGTCAACTGCCCCGCCTGAGGCATCGTATCAGGCAAAGGATTGACCCCATGACTTTCGCAAAGTGGATTGACACCTTCATCGAGGAGAAGGAGATTGACCCGGACGAGTACATGGAGATTGAGGGACCGTCCGGCCTGAACATGATCCCCGTCAGCGCCCTGGTTGCCGCCATCAAGTCGGCTCCGGCCAGCGAACGGGCCAGCATCAAGGATGTGATTGTGCGGATTGATTTTGTCAACGGCGACGTGCGGGGATACTTCCGGCATCTCGCCCAGGCCATCGCCCTGTAGGGCAGGAGAAGAACCATGCAACTAAAAACCGTGTCGGTCACTTACGGGCGCAAGCTGAATCTTGGAGATTACAATAGCGCCACCGTGGATTGTACCCTGTGGGCGGATCTGGACGAAGGAGAGGACGAAGCCGCCGCCATGACTGCCCTGTGGGATATGGCAAAGAACAACGTCAAGGCCCAGGTATTGCCCCTGGTGAAGAAAACCGAGGCCCAGGTAACGCAGATTTTCATGGGCCTTCCCGTCATCGTGCAGGAATCCATCAATCAAGGAGCCGAGTAACATGCCCATCAAGCGATTGCAGACAGAAGCCAGTTTCCCCCGTATCGGCACGCTGCGCAAGGGTGCGCCGAAAACGGACCCCAAGCGACCCGGCAAGGATCTGACCTACTTCCGGTTCGACACCCAGGACCCGGAGGCCGCCGCCGATTTCCTGGCCGTCTATGGTCCTGAGCCAGCCAGCATCAACGTGTATCTGCCCTATGACGCCCCGGATGCCAATTTTCAGGCATGGCAGGAGGAGTATCAGGCCGGGGGATTGGTTCACCGTTGCGACGGCGAAACCATGACCGTGCATCTGGTTCTTGGCGGTCGCTACAGCACCGACCCCGCTCCCTGTCCCTACGCCACCGGAGAGAAGGTTCGCACCAAAGATGCGCCGGGGTGCAAGCCCGTTGGCCGCCTCTCCGTTATCATCCCCGAACTGCGCCGGTTCGCCTATGTGACCGTGGGGACCACCAGCATCAACGACATCATGGAGTTGTCGGCTAATCTCTCCGCCGCCTACGCCCTGCGGGGAACATTGCAGGGCATCCCGTTTATCCTGACCCGCCGCCCGGAGAAGATCAGCACCCCCACCGATGCCGGGGGACGTGCCCGGCGTGAGAAGTGGATGCTCCACATAGAGCCAGATCCGGCCTGGGTGCGCTTGCAGTTGGCCGGGATGCGCCGGCGAGCCTTGCAGTTGCCGGAAGAGCGCATGCTGATTGACGGACAGGTTGTCACCGAGGACGGGGAGATTGTGGACGGCTGGGAGGACGAGATCCCCCACATGGCCCGCCCTCAGTTGTCGGTCAAGGCCGACAACCCCTTCACGGACGACGAGAACCCCGACGACCTGCCGGACACCCTGGCCGAGTACGGTGAACCCCTGAACCCGGACCCGCAAGCCAACGGGAAGGCCCAGGAGCCACCGAAAGCCTCTGCCCCACCCGTTGACCCCAAGGCGCAGAAAACGACGCACAGCGCCCCAGCCGTGGGCGGCAGCGACAAGCAGACGCCCGCCGCCGCCCAGGAAGCCGACGAAGAAGTGCTCCGCATCAGCCAAGCGGACCTGGCCCGCCTGAACGCCCTGGGTATCGCCTACTACGGCAAAGACGCCTGGGAAGCCACCGAGCGCAGCCGGTTGGCCGAGTGGAAGAGCAAGGGGAAGGCGAAGGTCGCCAGCCACCTGACGCCTACCGAAGCCGCCAGCCTGATTGCCGGACTGGAGAAGCAGATCGCCGCACGGGAAGCCCAGCCCGCCAAGTAACCATCAAGCCGAGGGCATCCCCCGACCCTGGTCCACCACAAGGAGATAGACCGATGAGCAAAGATAGCCAGAAGGACAAAGCCATCACCGACCAACTTCGCCGCCTGGAAGCGCAGCAGGCGGAGTTAAAACGACAGATTGAAGCATCCAAGAAGAAGCGAGCAGAGGAGCGAACATGACACCGCAAGAACTTTTGACCCAACTTGAAAACGTACAAGCCCTGTTGGACCTTCTCACATCCAGCAAGCAAGAAGCCATCGACGCTGCCACCACGCCAGAAGTGCGGGCAGCCTGGGCGGAGATTGAGGACGAGTGGGGGCCGCAAGTCTTTGCCGCCGCCGCAGACGTGGCCGCCGCTACCGAGGCCGTCAAGGTCGCCGTGGCCGAACACGGGGAGACGGTCAAGGGGCGATTCCTGCAAGCCGTGTACGGGAAGGGGCGCATCACCTGGGACGCCAAGTCTCTGGACGGCTACGCAGTCGCCCACCCCGAACTGCTCGGCTTCCGCAAAGAGGGACAGCCGTCCATCAGCATCCGTAGCATTAAGTAACCGCCCAGGGGACCGGGCCATCCCCCCGCCCGCCCTTTCCGGTACGGTTCCTTGGACGGTATGGTCCATTTGCATGATTCTCAATTTCAAGATTTAAGGAGTCGCCCCATAACCGACAACACCAACCATGAACTGGCCTCCCTCCTGGTCCCCCACCTCGGAGACGACTGGACCGCCTACCCGGAACACAACTGGTCCCGCCTCACCCGTCTCGACGGCCTCAGCCTCACCCTGCACACGGATGGCAAATTTGCCGTCATCAGCGCCGCCCAGCAAGAGACAGTCGTCGGCTATCGCTACTACGATGGCTACCGCACCCCTCTCCCCACAATCCGGTGTTCAGTGTTCAGACGGGCCAAGGACATCGCCGCCGACATCCGTCGCCGCCTGCTGCCAGATGTGGAAGAGAGCTACCCCAAGGAGTGCGCCTACATCGAGCGCAGCAACGCCCGCCACCGACTGCAACAGCAGGCCCGCCAGGTGCTGGCTGCTGCCGGGCAGGGCCACGTTGTCAACGACAATGGGGATCTGGTGACCAGCGGCCCCGCCTTCGGTGTCCGCCCCTCCTGGAAGGCCAAAGTCAGCCCCACGCCAGAATACGGCATCGAGTTGGAGATCAACTACATCGACCTGGAAACCGCCGCCCAGATCCTAGAACTTATCGCCACCGTGCCATCCTCCAACTGCGTCACTGCGTAGGCCCGCAAGCCCAGCCGGAGGATCCCCCGCCCCGGTTGGCGTCAAGCTCTCCCAGCTATCCCCATCCTGACATATTCCAGACAGAATGTTATTTATTAAAACTGTAACTTGACAATTAGGGGGAATGGATGTATAATTTTATTACAGGGGGAAATCAAACGGGAAATCCCCCAAGCGCAGGAATCAGCCAAAGGAATCAGCCATGACAAAAACAATCAACACCCCAATCACCGCCGAGGAAATGTTCGCAATCCTGACCGACATTAGCGCCAATCCCGCCGACGCCACGGACGCAAACCTGGAATGCATCGCCGGGCAATATATCAACCCCGCCGACGCCCCCCTGCTGGGAATCTTCCAAGCCGTCCGGGACCTGGATTTGGCCGAGCGCAACACCAAACCCGCCGACCTCGCCAAGATCCGGTTCTCTTATCGAGAATACGAGCGAAGCACCGGGCGCAAGCCCCACCGTCAGACCATCGGCGGTTGGTGGTTCCGTTTTCCCGATGGCCGAGAGGCAGACGCACACGGCACGATGGAATCAGCCGCACGGGAAGCTGCCCGCAAGTTGGGCCTGACTGAGATCACCGGAAGCGTCGTCGTCCTCCCTTAGTCAATCCAATCACCAACGCTGGGCATCCCCCGCCCCCGGCCACCACCCACAAGGAGCCAATCATGGCACAAATTCAGTTTGATGACACCTACACCGGCCCCCGCTGGACCTATGGGAGCCAGCTTCGCCCGTTCACAAGCCTGTTCGGGTATCAGGATTTCATCATCGGGTTAGACCGCAGGCACCCGGAATTTCCCACGTTCGGCACAATGCAGACCACTGAACCAGTCTCGATGAGCAAGGCCCAGGGATGGGACCTGATTTTAGTCAACCACACCCAAGGAGAAACCATCAATGTCCTGTAACAGCGTAGCAACCGCCAGGGCCAAAGTGTCCGGCCTGACCTATCAGCAGACCGTCACCCTGCTCAAGCTGCTCTACCCCGCACGGGGCTATACCGTGGAGCGACAAGACCTCTTCACGTTCCAGTTTGGGGCGAACGATGTCCGGGTCTACAACCGGGACGGCAAGGCGGAGGTCCAGGTTGCCAACGTCAACGGGGACCGGGAAACCGCCCAGGTGCTCCAAACCGAGTTGACCGGCAAGCTATCCAAAGCCGCCCTCACCCTGATCGCCAAAGCTTTACAGGCCAAGGCCAACGTCACGAAGTCCGAGTATGTCCAGGACGGGCGGGGTCTGGTCCTCACCGTCACCACCCGATAAAAGGAGTCAGACCCATGCAGACATTCAAGATCGCCATCCTCACCAACGCAGACGGGGGATTCGACATCGGCTTCTTCGCTGAGGACGGCAGCTACCAGGACGGGGCGCAAAACATCGCTGCCCTTCTCTCCGCTTTGCAGACCGAAGGGTTTGAGATCCCCCAGGTATCCGAAGTCGAGAACCACCGGGCCGGGTCCGACAAGGTGCTGGACCGGCTGCACGATGCCACCCACATCGGCCACCAGCACTAGGACGCAAGGCCAGCCGGGAGCCTCAGATCCCCGGCATCATTCTTAACTTTCAGAATCATCAGACCAAAGGAATCAGCCATGACCGACCAAAGCACCACCCCCACCAACGGAATTCCCACCTGGGCCAAGACGTGGCAGCGCCTGTACACGTCCCAGGTGGCCCACGCCTTCATCTTCCATTTCAACGTGCGGGACGTGACCAGCGCCGGGATGCGTCTCCCCGACTACCTGACCAAAGTCCTGGCTGGCAGCCAGTCCCAGGACGGCAGCCCGCTCATGGACATCATCGTCTCCTATGACCGGGCCAACGGATTGACCTTCCCCGTCGCCTCCATGCGGCAGCGGTTCGTGGACGCCCTGGGGATGGGGCAGAAGGAGCCGGGGCAACAGGACTCCATGCTGGCCGCCCTGCTGGGAAACCAGAGCAGCCCGTCCCAGGAGGACGAACTGCCCCGCCGCCCCAATCAGGTGTTGCCCCTGCTGGACACCCTGCTGCATCAGCCGGGCATCCGGGCAACCGTCATCATCAACCACCCGGAAACGTTGGCCCCCAACGCCGACACCGCCCAGCTTTCCCCCGACGACCGGGAGAGCCTGATCACCCTGGCAGGGTGGGGCAGCGACCCGGTTCTGGCCGCAGCCGGGCAGTGCGTCATCCTGATTACGGAAACCCTGGGCAGCCTCAACCCCGCCCTGGTCGCCGCCTCCAACCGCTACGAGAGCATCCCCGTGGACCTGCCCAACGCTGAGGCCCGGCGCTCCTATATCGCCAAACTAGCGCAGTCTGAGGAGTTTGCAGGCATCGCCTGGGACGTGGACATGGCCCGCCTCGCAAACGGGACGGCTGGATTGGGATTGGTCCACATCCGGGACATCGTATTGCGGGCACGGCAGACAGGGGTGCTTACCTGGGATCTGGTGAAGGAGCGCAAGGACTCCATCATCGCCTCCGAGTTTGCGGACGTCTTGGAAATGATCGAACCCACTTACGGCTGGGAGCGCATCGGCGGCCTGGCCCACGTCAAGAGCTTCTTTCAGCGTAGCGTC